AAGCTATCAAAAAAATTGGTTAATGTCAGCCCTTCAATCACTAATCAAATAAAAGAAAGCCCCTAAAGCAGGGGCTTTTTTCTTAAGGTGACTAGAGAAGGAAACTTCCTTGGTTACCAAGTAGACAGCGCAGAGCGCTTCCAAGTGTTGGTAGCGGTGCAAACGTAGACGTAATTGGCGTCCCAGCAGATCTCGCCAGTGGTTCCAGTGTCTGTCGCGGATGCAGGAGTTTTTGCAGTTGCGATCCTAATACGATTGTCATTCACTTGAAGCAATGCGCCGCCACTATTGCTACCTGTGCCTATCAATACTCGCCCAGACGTGTCAATTCTTACTTTCTCCGTACTATTTGTCCCAATAAACAGCGGGGCATTGGTAAGTGTGGATAAAAAGCCATAATTATTACCAGCAGCTATGTTGATTTGCGTATTTGTCCCACCACCTCCTCCAAGGTATTCTCCAAGAAATCCGCCAGTACTCGCTCCCGAGCCTGTGTCATTCGTTCGACTCCTAATCTGTTGTGAGCCAGTTTTTTGGCAATCAAGAAGATAATCAGGGCTCGTAGTGCCGACCCCTACTCTGTTATTGTCAGCATCAACGTAGAGCGTATTCGTGTCTACAGCCACATTGCCATTGGCGTCGATTGAGAGACGCCCAACGCCATTAGTCGAGATCGCTACTTGGTCTGTGCCGGGTGAATAAATGCCGTTATCTGTGGTGCCAACAGAAACAGATGGCGCGGCTGCAGAGCCAGAACCAAAATTACCAACCGATCCGGTAATTGTTGTGCCGGAAAGAGTTGCAAAGTTTGCGGTGGTACCAGTGACAGTTGTTCCGGTTACTGTCGTGAACCCCGCAGAACCGCCAGTGACAGTTGTGAAGACACCTGCATTACCTGTCACGGTTGCACCAGAGACCGTACTCGTGCCAATAATTGCGGCGCCTTGAATCGTACCAGTGGCAGTAATATTTCCAGAAATTGATTGAACAATACCAGAAACACTAATGGTTTGATCAGCACCACCGTTAGTAAAGGTAATTTGATCGACCTTGACAATGCCGTAAGCCATGTTTTTTGTTACTTTTTTTTATTTTAGCCGGAGTGATTAAGGCAAGATTACAAGCGGTCCTTGAATTACAAAACCCGCTGTACTACCGGAAACAACACCAGAGCAAACAATAGCGGGGGTTGCGCCAGATGGTGTGGTGATGTGCAAAATGCTCCCGGTCACATCTGTAAACAGACCAGTATTTCCGGTAACAGTTGCACCACTTAAGTAACTGGTAAATACACCAGATACGCCAGAGATGGCTCCCCCCTGGAACGTATCACCAGTAACGGTGGCGCCAGAGATTCGATCCGTGAATGTACCACTGACAGCGGTAAGGTTTGTAAATTGTGCGGTATTTCCGGTAATTACTGCACCACTGACGGTACCACTGGTTGTTAAATTATTTTGTACAACAACACCACTAAAGGTTGCCAGGCTAGTTCCAGTGATGCTTGTAAAGTTACTGGTGCCTGTAACTGTGAGATTACCTGCAATTGTTACGTTGCCTGTAATCGTTTCGCCTGTAATGTTGGCGTAATACTGATCTAAATATGCCCTAAACTGCGTAAAGCTAATTTTTTTGTTGCGCAGGGTAGGGTCCACCTCAAAAACGTGGACCAGCGTCAGTAGATCCTGTTCATCAATATCCGTGCCGTTAATGGCAGGGAATTCTGAAATACGTCTGTTAGCGATGACCCTAACCCTTTATTTCTACCTTGTTGTTATTCTAGCTTTCCTTAGCGCATCCTAATCTCGACACGCGGCAAGAAATTTGTTACCATGTTCCAAGACCATTGAACTCCTGTAACAATTCCGCAGGAAAGCAGTAGTACAAGCAACACTTCGGCAACGGTCAAATTACGTCGCACATAAATAACTTGTGGTTGCGGCTGAGGGATTTGCTGTTGTTGCGCAACGGCTTGTTGGATTGCTACTTGCCTGGCACGTGCTTTCAACTCAGCCAACTGCTCGGGTGTGATCTGACCTTCTAAGGAAATCTGCTGGGGCGGCTGCTGAGCTACAGGAGCCTGGCTCGGCGGGATTTGTTCTTCCATGGTCACAAAAGTTTTGCTTACAGATTAGCATCTAAACAAACGGTGTGACGTTATGCAGTACGGATTACGTAAAAGTCTTGAAGACATTGCGTATGAGCTAAGAGGAATCAAGAATATCCTTAGCTCTATGTGGCACAGCCGCTACAAAAATGGTGATACAGACCTGACGAACCCTGAGTCTCTTGCTGATGAGTACATCTCAACAGAAGAATGCGGAAGGCGTTTAGGTGTCTCAGATCAAACCATCCGCAATTGGATGGCAATTGGCAGGAAAGATCCTGAAAAAGGCTGGGTAGAAGGTATTCACTATGTCAACGTCTCTCCAGATGTCAACCGCAAGGCTGTTATCCGCATCCCCTGGACGCGACTAATCCATTCCTTTGCACGCAATACGGACATTGAAATCAAAAATATCCGCAGCCGCTATGACTTATATAAGACGCAAAAGGAAATTTTGGAATAATGGCTCATCGCTTCCAGGGAATTGATATTAGTTCAGTAACGATTGAGAACTATGATGAGCTGTTGCCAGAATCATTGGCGAACCAGGTGTTTGACTTCTTACCGCCAAGTGGTTCTTTCGATGACGGGTGCCTGCGCCGCTATCTAGAAAATTTAAAAAACTATGAAGAAGAAGACACCAACTCTGGCATGACGCTGGCCAATAGATTACGTCTTGCTTTCCGTAACCTGGAACCAGATACGATCTGTGGCAAGTTTCCATCAGCAGAGTTGCCTCTTAAGCGGCGGTTGCGATGTGTAGCCGAATATCTAATTCGGTCTGGAGAATTTGATAAAGTACGAGATGAAGATGGCAAACTCATCAAGAAACGCGGCGTACTTGGCAAGTTGGTAGTCATGTACAAACCAACGCCAAAGCTGCTGGAATCTTTACACCGCCAAGGATTGCTTAAGAATGAATCGACGTGAAAAACTGATTGCTTCTGTGATTGGTCCAGAGATGGACGAAACGAAAGCAAAGATGCTTGATGCCACCATAAAGTTAATTCTTGGTGACATGGGTGAGCAGTACTGCAAGATGTGGGAGGTTGAAGGCCCAGGTGTCATGGTGTTCCAGCCCAAAAACAAAGAGAGGTCAATGTTCTTTTGGACACTAAAAGAAATCCATACTGCACAAGAAGATTGTGAACGTAATAATGACGGAGATTTAGCGGAAACATTCCGTCGTATTCTCCAGGCTGCACAAAAAATTGATCCAACGGAAAAGGCAGGTTACATCATCAACGATGATGATGGAATCCGTTTCATAGAAATTGATTACAACAAGGAGGCGGCATGACGGAAGACCTTGAAAACAAAGTAGATAATCGCGTCATTCGTGGCAATTCATCTCGTATTGAAGGCAGGGAGTATATCACTAATCAAGACCTTGTGCTAGCAGCTAATGAGCTATTGGGTGGCATCGATCTTGATGTGGCTAGCTCAAAGGTTGCTAATGAGTACGTCCAAGCGAATGAGTTTTACAGCCCACAGGATGATGGGTTGAATTGCCAACAGTGGTACGGAAGCTGCTACTTGTTCCCACCATCGGGTGCGTACTACTGGGATAAAGAGAGCCAACGGTGGAAGATGACAAGGGCATCGTCACCAAGTTTGACATCGTCTCATGCCGTATGGTTTAGACGGATGTACCATGCGTGGCTAGCAAATGAAATTAAGCAGGGGCTGTATTTCAGCAACTGTCCTGACATGATTCGTTATGAGCCTAAGATCTTTAAGTTCCCAATGTGCATTCTTAAAACTGTCCCCACACTGTTAAGTCACGAGGGCGGTGAGATTAAGAAAAAACAAACGTGCACTTCTTTTGTTGTCTACTTTCCACCCCAGGATTCTGCTGGAGATGCTGTGGAGCATTTTCAAAAAATCTATGAAGAACGTGGGCATCTTCTCTTGTAATCTCGGTATACTAAAGGACGATTAAGAGGATTTATGAGCGTCCTGGCCGATTGGGAGATCAAGCAACTTGCGGAAGAAGAAGAGATGATTTCACCTTTTGTTGATCACCTGGTCAACAAAGAAAATGATCGCAAACTTCTTAGTTATGGCCTTAGCTCATACGGTTATGATATCCGGCTGTCTCCCAAGCAATGCTTAATTTTTGGTAAGGTGCAAGCTGGGGATTGTGATCCAAAAGACTTTGATCCTGCCATTCTCAAGCCCGCTGATCTCTTGGAGGACGAACGTGGTCAGTACTTCCTGCTTCCTCCGTACGGCTATTGTCTCGGTGTTGCGCAAGAGCGTCTAAAGCTCCCTCGGGATGTCACTGTCGTCGCCGTAGGCAAATCTACTTATGCGCGTTCTGGCATCCTTGTGAACATCACGCCTGCTGAAAGTGGCTGGGAAGGCTACCTAACGCTAGAGATTAGCAATTGCACTGCGCTCTTCAATCGTATCTATGCGAATGAGGGGATTACGCAACTACTGTTCTATCGTGGTAACCCTTGCCATACCACGTACCAAGATCGAAAGGGTAAATACCAAGACCAACCAAACAACGTGGTATTCTCCCAGGTTTAACCAAACGGTTTGCCGGCCTGTAAGGTGGGTTTGCGAGCGTAACCAACAGATCCCGCACGCCCACCTGAATCACCAGACGTAGCACTGGTCGGTTCACGGACTAAGTTGCGTTTTTTGTATTCGCCAGCGGATCTAGCTGCACGCATAAATTTGGCAACACGATTTTGATCCCTGTTTACAGATTCGGCCGCTCCACGGGAGTCTTCTGACAGACGACGCATGTCTGTGTCGTACGCCTGTTCCGGGTTGAGATCTGATACCTCAGCTCCAGAGGTACCAGAGTCAACACCTGGATCGTAAGTAGGTCTAAATCTGTTAGCCATAATAGAATTATAGGAACAGTAAATCGATTAAACCCGTGATGCATTCCGCTGCCGGATTTTTAGATTCGTTCGTGCAGGATGAATTAAAGTGCCGTTGTCTTAGTGAAGAAGATTTCGGTCAACCTCTCGCCAATGAGGAAAATGACGTACCATTGTATGACATGTACAATCGTGGTTTAGTCGCATGCGAGCAGGGACTAGAAAGGAATCCATTGAATCTCGAGGGGGCACGGCCCGGAACGACTGGTTTAATCCCATCGATGGAGGAGGGCTTAGCAATGGGAGCCTCTCCGAAACCGAAAGCACTGGTCCTGGAGCTGGAGGAACCGGACGAGGAAGAACTGATGCTTTCAGCAAAGCGGAGGGGCTTGAGCCGGTAAGTACTGTTGTTGACGCAATGGAGTGCCCTGGTGGCGTATGCCCTGTTCCCTGGGCCACCAAAGAAGAGCCTCCGGTGATCCAGGAAGATGTCGTCAATCATCCGTCTCATTACACTGACGGCGGAATTGAATGCATCGAAGCCATCGAAGCGCAGCTGACCGTAGAAGAGTACCGAGGCTATCTAAAGGGTAATGTCGCCAAGTACGGGTGGCGTGAGCGCCATAAAGGCGGGACAGAATCACTGAAGAAGGCAAGGTGGTACCTGGATCGTCTTATTCAACTGGATGAAACGCTTCAGAACGGCTGAAGGTCATCGTCATCGTCCCCGTCGTCGTCATAACCACAGGCGGCGGCGAGTTCGGCCAGTTCCAAATCCGTTGGATAGTCCCAATCCACTTCAATGTTTTCGGACGCCATGATTGCTTTGATTGCCTCCCATTCCATCATGCGTTGATGGAACAGATTAAGCAAAGCAAAACGGAGTTGTTCCCAGGTCATTTCCTCTGACTGCAGCTCTGCTTTACGCATTGCGAATTGCAGTTCAAGAGGCAGTTCAAATTCCTGTGGCTCTACAGAACGCTCCATTCCACTTTGCATTTGCTCGTTGCAGCTATTCTAATCGTAGCGTTCAAATTCACTATCGACGTCATCCAGCTCAAAATCTGGGAAGGGATCGTCGTCAATCCTGAAGTTATTGGCAAATTCTGAAAGTATGTAAGGACTAACGCGTTCTTCCAGGGTACGGATAGCACGTACCTCGTGGGGAGCAGCGGTGTAGTTGCGGAATGCAGTGAGAAGGATTTCTGTCGAGGCCCAGGGGTTGGCATCCACTTCTTGGAGGAACAGGTTCATTTCTTCCCTGCGGCGGTCCAGAAGGCCACCAATGACTTTGTGATCTTCGTTAAAGATCCACCTGCCAATTTCATCAGTGGCACCCGAGAAGTTTTCCACTTCTAAGCAGTCGATAATACGACTGTAAAGAAAGGGTTCCCACCCGATGGAATGAATAAAGGATACCAAGGCTTGACGCATGTGGTCATCAAGGCCGAGGTTGAGTTTTAACAGTTGCGCTTCGATGATATTGACTTCATGAAATAAGTATTCCAGTGCTTTTTCTTGGCTGCAATACTGGCCTTGTCTGACGGGAGAACCATCGGGATAAAACTGAGTTCCAAACCCGATGGTGTATGGTTCTCCACCTGAGCACGGATCTGGATATGCCTTTTCGCTAAACCCTTCGTATTTACGAATGAGGTTAATTGCGTGCGAAAGATCCGACATAGGAGTAACTATTATTACTCCCAATCATACATACTTTTTATTTGCCTTGACCACGACTTAACTTACGTCCGTGGTTAGGACGTGAGTGTTTGCCGTCTCCTTGATTTGTCTTCTTAGGCTTGGACTCAATTTGGAGTGCGGTGGACTTTGGTTTTGCCATTGCCAGTGGAGTAAGACAAGGTTATCTTAGTCGATAGAACCCGTTCGTGCAGCCTGCATAATTGCCGCCTTTACTTCAGGAGAGTAGTTTGACGACGCAACATCTGCGGTTGAAAAAGGGTATTGAAAATCTAAGAGTGCACTTCTAAGCCCAGGATCAGAAACCTCTGTGGCCAAACGCTGCATTGTATTTTGATCTGGAAATACATTTGGTGTATAGCCAGTTGCATACTTGCCTGCTAATTTCATAATTTTACCACTTTACGCGATGGCTCCAGTATCGAGCTGACATCTTATCGGGATTTGGATCTTGTGCGTTATGCCGAGCGTAGTAGGATTTCTTCCGTGCTTTATCCTTGGCTGATGTTGGGTTTTTGCCAGCGCCCTTCACGCCTTGTTGGCCAAAGCGAATGATCTTTTCTTCACCTCCCTCGCAAGCCTTGACGACGTGGCTTTTGGTCGGATGGCCAGGTGTCTTGCGGGGTTTGTTACACTCCATCGAATCTTTATGTATTTTGGCAGCCTTAGCTGCTTTCTTGCGTTTATCAGACATCAGATAGAGCCAAGCAACGATCCAAAGCTACTTCCTGTACCCATATTAAAATAGGAAGGCGCACCTTCATCTTCTTCATCTTCAAAATACTTAAAGTAAGTAGAACGCTTGGGTGTATAAGTCTCTGCTTTGCTTGTGTCGTCTGTATCAAGCATTGAACCCAGTGACCCAATGGCTGCAAAAGGATCTGACATATCTGGCATACTAAAGCCCAAGAGGCTCATAGCACCTTCTTTTGTGGAAGCTTTTCCAACATCAGCTGCACTTAAACTCTTATCTTCTTCTGTTGCATCAGGAAAAAACTCTGTATAGAATTCTGATTCCGTTCCGCCATAACCAGCTTTCTTAAAGACGTTAAACAGTGCGCTTCCGCCAGCGGGCGGTGTAATTTCCTCGTCTGTATCACGCTGGATATATCCGTACCCAAGTTCTTTCTGTGTTGGTTTAATGCGTTGTTCATTGAGCTGACGGATACGTTCTCGCATCTCAGCCGCCGGATCAGTGCTCAAAATTTGAGTCAAGGCTTCTTTGATCTGATCAACTGGATTATCCTTGGTACTCATGCCAAGTCCTTTAAGTCTATCTTGAAGCTCAGGAGATAAACCAGCAACATTCATCTTGTCAACAAGCTCTGCTGCCTTGGATTCAGCAGATACAAACTCAGCAAAAATTGGGTTGCCAAAGGACGCCTTCTCACTTTCCAATGCTTTGGCTAGATCATTCTGAATAAAATCAGCTAAGTCTTGTCGTGTATAGGTGTCTGCAACAGGGTCATATCCTTTGTTTTTCCCAAGAACTTGATAGTGCAGCCGAGCAAAATCATCCTTATTGTTTAAATCAACTCCATATTCATATGCTAATTGGTTCCATGTTTTACCATCGGTTACTGCTTGGTCTGATTCGCGTGCATCCCAAGCTGATTGCACATTTTCCTTCTGTTGTTGGTAAAGGCTTTGCTTGGAAGTTACATCTGTACCAGAAATTAGTTCGGGGTTCCAATAAAATTTAGGATCAAACTCTTTCGTTGTGGATGCTGTACGTAAGCCATCGATATACGTCTGTGCTTGTTTATTGGCAAAGTCTTTTAAAGCACTAGAAACCAACTGTGTCTGAAGAACGTTTTGCTCATCTTCTTTTACATCCATATAACTGATGAATTCAGTAATTGACTTAGATGTGTCAAAGCGAGGCTTCAAGTAATCATTGACAAAATCATTAACAAATTTTTGTTCAAGTGCATATGTTTTTTGCGCATCTTCCGGATCCGCAATTTCACTCATGTTTTTGTATCGTTCTGCCAGGGTTTCATCAAACCACTTCTGCCAGTTATAAGAGACAGAAGAGCCCATACCAAGACTCTTGTCAAGGCTTTCGGAGAGTCCTTTACCAAATTTGGAGTCTTTACTTAGGCTAAGGAAACCACCACCGCCAAGATCACCAAGGATTGCATTCTTGATATCGGACTTAAAGTCAGTGACATTAGGCATCCCCATCCCCTGGAGGATGTCTGCCATCTGCTCTTGTTTAATTGCACGTTTATATTCGTCTAGTGTTTGTTTTAAAACATCAGTCGTTAAAGCGCCAAACGCCCGCTCACCTTGCTTGTCAACAAAATCTTGTGTGGCCAACTCGGCCAATGACTCAGGCTTGTCTGCCGTTTTACCTAAAATTGTTTCTCTTAAAATTTGTTGTTCTTGATTTGTCGGAGCTCTCAGCGTTTCTGTGTACGTATCAAATTCTCTTTTAGTACCAGGTAGTCCACTTGGCGCGCCAACAAAAGTATAGTCTGAGTGAAGATAATCGTCTAATGTTGTGTACGTACGCGTAATATCTACGTCAGGAATTTTTTTGCCGCCGAAAGAAACACTTTTTGATGCGTCCTTCCAGCTTTGTACTTTATCTGGCACCAGACCAGAATAAAATTTTGAGTCAAACTTGGTGATATCAGAGCCTTGCTTGCTTGAATCCCAAGGTTTGATTCCGGCTGCTTTCACATAAAAATCTTCAATCTCTTTAATTGTTTGGTCATCAACGTAATCTTTGTAGTAATAATTACCTTTGGACAACTGCTCATCCAAGGCTTTCATTAAAGACTTGTAATCTGTTACGCCAGTAGAAACACCATTAAGCCTATTGGCAATCTCTTTGGCAATATAATTTTGTGTTGAGTTACCTTGTTCCTCGATGGGAACAAGATTTCCATTCTGCACTTCAAATCGAATCATGACGCTTCTTTGTCCCTGTAGAGTTCAATTACGTTAAAACTGCCGGGCTCCATCCAAGCTTTTATTCTATCTAGGTTTTCTTGACTAAAGAAACTTTGTTTTAAGTACCAGGCTTCCATTTCACTGGAGCCTTTATTTGCATTGCATCTCTTACATGCGGGAATGAGGTTATGCCGATTAGAGCAGCCAGATTTAAACCGTGGAATAATATGATCAAGGCTTGTTGCCTTTTCACCGCAATAACCACATTGATAATCCCAGGTTTGGTATATGCTTTCTCTGAATCGTTTTTTAGCAAGTTTTGGTGTTAATTCAACTAGCAGGGCAAGGGGCTCGTGCTGGCTGCAAAACATGCTTTTCAATTGCCGTTAACTCATTCTAAATTCTCCAAACAGTTGCTGGACAAACCAAAGAGATAAAGAAATGCTGACAAATCTTGACATACGATTTGTTTTGTGTACTGTGTATAAGTAGCTACTGCCAGCTTCATGGCCAAACACCCCGGTTGGGTATCTGCCCAAAAACTCGAAGAACTCTTGGGCATTGACAAGAAGACACTCTTTAAGTACCGCGACGACGGTACGCTAAAGCTTGGCCCCCATTATGCCGCATTCCCTGAGACGCGTTCCAGAGATAGCTATCGATGGAATGTAACAGCAGTACGGAAAGCACTGACAAAACAAGGTATGATGCCTGTGGCCGCCTGAGAACCGGTCACTATGGACGAGGGGAGCAGTCCTTGCGCAAGGGCTGCTTTTTTATGGGCTATAGGGGATGCCGTTTTTATCAAACATCGTAAAGTTTTGAATCTCAATGCGGTCTGTAGCAAAGTTGAACAGACGTTGAAGCATTGGAAAAATCATTGGCGATTGGCAATTGTAAGGAGGTACATCCATCTTTGCGAGCGCATTTTTTGTCTGTCTAAACTCACGTAAACTCTCTTGTTCTTTTTCGGATTTTGCAACCAAGGCCTGTTCCCAAGCTGCCATGCTTCCTATGCCAACCGGAAAATCGGATGGCTCAGGAGGAAAAACATTGTCTCTAAATTTCAAGGCATAGATATGTTTGCAGTAACGCAGTTCATCCAGCAGAGGCGTCCAACTATCGTCGACAGCCGTAATAGTAATCTGCTCAACCGAGTCCTTGTCCGTGGTCTGTGTAACAGATGTGTAATCATTGTATGTTGGCATGCCTTCTGAACGAGAGCCTGCGACTGCAATATCAGACGTACCCCTGGTATACGTCGAGCCAAACTCTCGATAAACCCCAGGGTTGTCTCTTGCTACGTTAAAGCCAGTTGCGGCTGAATCTGTAACCTCATAGTCAAGACCAAAACCATCAGGAGAGATAACCTCAAGGGATCTGTTTTGATCCCTAGGTGTCATTGCCCGATTGTCAAGGATCCCATCACGTTTTGTTAGCTCAAACCTACCTGGTTTTATATTTGCCAATCCTGTACGAGGAAACTGCTTGTTATTGCTGGCCGTCATTCCCGATAAGAAGGAATAATCCCGGCGCGTAAAATCTTGGCAAGTACAACAGTACCTAGATCCAGTGATCAAATACCTTCCAGGCGTAAAACTAACAGGAGAAGGGGTGACGAAAACGGAGTCGGGAGTGACCTGCACTGAACCTGCCTTCTTAAAAGTCAGCACTCCTGTGTTTTGATCTATGGCCACTACAACCGCCTGAACGTAGCCATATCTTTTTTGAGTTTCCGGATTAATAGTGTCTTTATCAATAATCTCGCCATCAACAGTAATTATTCGATCTTCAAAAATTTCCGTATTAGCTGGTTTGGTTCCGTTTGGCTGTCCTGAAACTGAAATAAAAAAAGGCGGAGGAAGTGGGTTGGTCGCGCTCCAGGTTCCCGCTAATTTTACATACCAGTAGTTACTGTCTTCGGTGACTGATTCAATAAAAAGTTTTTGAGAGCTTACTGGATCCGTGAGTTGATCACAGCGCACAGAGCCTGCGTAACGCCAAATTGCCCAGTGCATTCCAAGCTCTTTGCTTGTTGTTGGATAGCCGACAAAAGCACCTGATACTACAGGCGTTGGGTTTCCGCTTGTTGTTGCATTAGGTATTTGATAACTGAATTCATAGCTGTAATCATTGTTGTAGCTAGAGGCAGTGGCAAGCTCATAGCCCCTTCTCCAACGGGACCAAGCAGACTCTCTGTTAATAGTGTAAAGAGAATCTGGAACGGAGCCGCGAGAAAACTCTGTGCTTATAGGCTTTACGCCATTAGGTGCAGCTACTTCTGATTGATTAAAATTACCAAAAGAGCTTCCACTCTTCTTGGCCATAATCAGAAGAAACCGCCTTGAGCAATGATGTGAGCACCTGGCACGTAACCAGAAGCATTGGGTCCATCCGGGAACACGCCGACGTAAATGCGGTCTCCACGCTCCAGGTAGATGCCTTTATTGCGCAGTGGTGCCGTGGGTCCTAAACCATTGGTATTGCCTGCTTGCGCCACGGGAGAAGCCAGTTGCGGCATCAGGTCAGAGCAGTCAACAGTACCGCTGTTAGCAGGGACTGTTTTGGCAAACAGCACACGGTAATCACCTGAAGCAGGAATCGGTACGGTTGTATTACGTGTGTGATAAAAGACGAAGGTTACCTCTGGTTGATATCCATAAGTCACACCGTTGTACAGGAAGCCGGTCGCAGTGCCCCCAGAGTATAAAAGCGCTGTATTAACGCCCGTTAGTGTAGTGCCACCAGTGTATGTGTAGTAGCCGTAACCACTGGCGGGTGCTGTGCCAACGACTCCAGTGTTTTCCACAAACACAACCTGGCCGCTTACCAAAGAAATGACATCGCCAGACGTTGTGGTATTAACGGTGTAGTCAACGCCACGGTAGAAATCATTACGTGTGATGGTGATTGAATCTACAACACCGCCACTGTTGTTATCTTCTTGTAAAGCAGCGTCCATATCCACAAGGATCGATGGAGCCTGGCCGCCCTGTACAAAGAGTGTGTTAGCAGTAGAGCTGCCAACAGTCTGAGTTGTTACTCGTACCGAATCAAATAACGGCCGATCAATAAACAACGGTTGCTTGTTGCTGCTAGTTGCCGACAATGTTCTACTGCGCTTTTACTGATTCGTTAATTCTAACGTGTTTTAACCGTATGGGTTATTAAGAAGCAATTGAAAAGGATTAATAGATGCAGTGGGTGGT